ATCTTCGTCAAACCACTCAAATCCACCTGGACGTTGACATAGCTCAATGTGCTTATCATTAAGGAAAAGCATCTTGTCGTCAGAAACAAATCGTGAAGCCAGAACAGGAATTGCTCCATCTGGACTCATGTATTCAACACCGGCGAAAGATACGTTAGCTTTAAATTTTTTGTCTTTTGCAGGAAGATTAAATCTCTTAGCATCTTCTAAAAGATTAAGAAGTTTAATATACTGGTGAAAACTTGTAAGAATCAAAGATGGAGACTCACCTGATTGTCTTTTGATGTTAACAACAACTTCATTCATAAGGTCAGTTGTTAAAGCACCAGAAGCAACTTTTTGGTATGATTGCCATCTACGTCCAATAGCGATTCCTTTGTAAGAACCAGAAGTAGCGCCAAGAACGCCTTCAAGACCTGCAAGCTCATTGTCTTTAGAATTTTGCATATAGATAGACTCGATAAACGGTGTTGCAGTTGCAGCAGCGTCGTCTGCAAGAATTGCACTTGTACCAACAACGTGAATTTGTACGTCGATTGCACCTGGAGTAGCGTCAGTGATAACAACATCAACAACTTCTAATCCACCAGTTTCAGTTCCAACATTTACGAGGTCACCAATTTCAAGACTTTCGATATCAGCAAGACTGTAAACAGTAGCTGCATCTAAAGGGATAACGTATGGAGATCCAACAGAACCTGCACCAGTAACAACAGAGTTACCTGCATTACCTGTAATGATAGCTCCTGAACCATCAGCAGGTGCTCTTGTAATCATTCTTTCTAAGTTTCTGTTAAACGATTTAGTTGCAATCTTAACAGGAAACTTAGTCATTCTTACAAATGAACCTTCGTCAGTTTTAGCTGCTTTCATTGTTTCACGATCAATAGAAGTTACAGCATACAATTTCTTAGTTGTAAGTGTCGCTTTACCGATTTTGTTTTCGTTTGCTGTTGGAAGAGATCCTGCACCAACACCACCACCGATAGACTGAATTACTGGTCTTTCGATTTGAGATCCTACGAAATCTTGTTTCTTACTGATTCTTGCGAATAGTACGTTATCCATGTTAAATTGTTTCTCAATTAATTTACCATACTTTACTTTCATTAAATTCGACTCGTTTGAAGCCGTGTATTCCCATGTACTCATTTTTTAATCCTTGTTTTATAAAAAGTCTTCTAGTTCAGGATCTATATCATCAAGATAATCGTCCTCGAGACTTTTCTGTTTGTTAATTTTTTTAGCAGGAGCTTTTTTACTCTCTACTTTCTTTACTAATTTTTGTTCTGCTGAACTCTTCTTAGCGTCTTTCACGGCTCGGTTAAGTACTTCGGTCAGATCTTCATCAGTAAAATCTGGGTACTTTTCCTTGACGTTAACAAGCTGTTCAATCCATTCTTCTTGATCAGTAATTTGCTCCGCAGATGCGTTTACAACCGATTCCGCTTGATCATACATACGACTATACTTGATAGTGTCTGCGACAAGTTCCGGGGTAACGGTTTCGCCTTCTTCTGAAGTTTTACTTAACATTTCTTGAGTTTCTTGCCAAGTTTGTTCATCTATATTTTGAGCTTCCCGAATAGAGGTGATAGAGTTTTGAAGTTCCTGATCGGCTTGCTCCTGGACTCTACGCTGTCCCTCGGACTCATTTTGTTGTTGTAGGTAGTCGTTCTGGTTATTAAGGTATTCGTTTTGAACCTCAACCGCCGACATACTTTCTCTTCTTACTATTTCTGGTCTATGCAGCAATCAATTGTTCCTTAATCATATAAGGTGCAACCCCTGCAAACTCACCAAAAAACTGCATGGCTCCTACTGAATCACCGTCTTTTAATTTCCCGGCAAACGTTTCAATATAACCATTGATCTCTTCAACATCGCCATCTACTTGCTTTGTCTTAACGTCTAATTCTGTAAAACGTTTAGAGATTTCTCTTTGACCTATACGGTCGTTCTTTAAGTCTTGAAGTGTATATGTATCACCATCTTCGTCTTTAAATTCTAAGCTTCCGTCTTCGAGTTGCTTATTAACTTCATCCATTCTTGCTTGGTAGTCAACGACTTCTTCAACTTCTTCTTTATCGTCGGAGCTTTCGTCTTGCTCCTCTTTTCCTTCTTCTTTGGCTTCTGTTTCTTCTTTGTCTGATTCCGATGCATCTAGTTGACCTGCTTCACTATCTTCAACATCCTCTTCGCTACTATCCGAATCGCTTTCCGAAGAATCTTCATCAACAGGATCAGTATCTTCATTTCCACTTTCTTCAACATCAAAATCTCCCTCTTCAATTACATCGTCGAATGGATCTGCTGAACCTGTGTCCATGTCCATCATTACATCATCTACGCTAATATCACCTTCACTCATACTTCCTCCAATTTTAGTACTAATATAATACCTTTATTACATAATTTCAAGTCTATACCTGTTCCGGATCTTCTTTATCTTTACCCGGGATGGCTCCTGTTACTTCCTCGCCTCTATTTGACTGTCCCTGTACCATTGCTTCTTGATGTTGAGCCGATACCGGTGCCGCTGAGTTACTATGATAGAATATAGGAAATAACCGTAATTCCGCTACCTTAGATTGAAATAGGGGATTAGTTGTCATTTTCTCTATCATTAATTGTTCTGTAACGTATAAATGTTTCTTCATTGCCGCTTTAACCTCAGGTCCGGCTTCCTCTTTAAATGATCGTGATTGAAGTGATCTTACATGACTTTCCCAATGTGGAATGTGATCTTCCCAATCTTCCGGTAGACCTACAGGCTCTCCTGCCATGATGTCTTCATTTTCAGAGTCTGCTGCTTGAATAGCTTCTGTCGCTAGTTTGATCATACGCTCACTTGAGCCAAGATCTAATAATTCTTCCCAACGCTCAGGTGAGAATAGAGTAGGGTTACGTTGCATTGTATCCATAATACGTTGAATCTTAGCTGACTTAGTTTCTGGTAGACCTGTTGAGTTGTCGAATCGGATATCGTAAGACTTACTTAGATTAGCCACATCGAAGTGCTTAATTAAGTGCTTATTACCTTCACCGACGATTCTTAACATACGTCCATCGTCTACGGAGTAATTATCAGCAGCAACGCTTACGGACATCTTTGCGATATCGAGAACCAGAAAAGAATGTTTAGAAATGTCAGTAGAATTTCTTTCGTTTTCTAATTCGTTTAAGAATTGTAGAGCCGATGCTGCCGTAATGCCTTTAGGGACTTCGCCGCGTGAAACGCCTTGAGATCCGTAAACCGTTTGCATATCTTGTTTAATTTGTTCTCTGAATGAGTATACTTCTGGTGGGTTTGGTGATACCTGAGCTAACTGAGGCGCCATGGGACCCTGATACTGTACAATCGTATTATCATTACCTAACTGCTCTATTTTACAGGCGCCTTTAGGCATAAGCCATTTTGCATGTGCTGTAAGGTATATATTCTTGGCAATAAGTGTGCTGATGTTGTCATACATTTTCTGAAGTGGCAAGATCGTCTCATAATTAGATACACCGTTTAGTACATTTGGAATATCTTGATCAGTAAGCCTAACTAAATTTAGTTTACCGTGAGAGAACTTCTTTACTTGTACATCTAATATGCAATGTTTAGTAAACTCAATATATACGTCGTGACCTAACTCTGCAATATCTTTATGGTAGAACTTATATACTATAGTGTGATCTTCAAGTAATCTATCTTCAAGATTCTCTATATCGTACATTTTAAGGTCGTCTTCTTTCTTAATTAGATTTGCCTTATCAGGGTATCTGTCTTTTAGTCTATCTACTTGCTCAGTAGTTATTCTAAAGTTGTATTCTACTTCTTCTAATTTATCTTTACGTTGAAGTAACGTTCTCCACGGGAGTTCTACGTCATAAGAAATATCACCGGTTCTGACAGGCTTGCTTAGATCTTTAACAGTACCGTCAGAGAGGGTTATTTCCTTAACACCTTCATTTCTGGCTTCTACGTAGTCGGGATCGAGATCTCCGGCATTTTCGTCGTAATCGATAAACATAAAACTCTCACCAAAGATACGGCATTGTCTGTGCATTTGCTGAATCATAAAGTCTAGATTGTTTATGTAAAATAAATGTTTCACCAAAAGTCCAACGACCTTAGCGGAAGCTCTATCCTCGTATTCATCATTACTTGGAAGGACTTGAACCGCAGGCTTTAGCCGGGACATTTGAGAAACCTTCGTTTCCGTTAAATCTCTTAAGTGATTGACTATAAATTTGTTAACACGTTGCATGCGTCTTACACTATTATAGTCTCTATTACGCTCAGCACGGTTCAGGCTCAGTCCTCGGTATGCAGTTAAATTCATGCGCTGTGTGAGTGTTCGAGTTTTGGCGTTCTGCGTTAGGGCGTCTTTCACTTGATTTAACCAAGACAAAAGGTCTTTTTCGTTTTTTGATTGGAAAATCTTATAGAATGGTTTTACTTTTTCTGCTAGTTCGTACTCGTCAATTTCGTCAAATAGATCGTTAGACATTTAAAATCCTTATATTGAAAATATTTCTTTATCATCATCGTCCAGAGCAAATTGAGGCATTTCATCCTCGACTTCTTCTGTATACATTTTATTCTCTTTCTTAATGGCTTCTTCGGATGTTGCCCAAGAGTCCTTCTTAAGAAATTCAGCATTTGCTCTATCGATCTCTTCGTCAATCGGTATCATCTGTACTGTATGTGTCGCTTTCTCTTTAGCTACCATCATTATTATCGAAACTATACTTAATAATAAAGCTAGTGTCGAAATGATACCACACGCTATTAATATTCCTAATTCCATATACCCTCCAAAGTTGGTACCATAGTAGTACTATCGGCGCTAATAGTCAAGGCTTTGTAATCGGGTAACCAGAAGAAAAACCTTAATTATACTTGACAGTATAGTAATTTCTGTTAACATAGTTATAACGAAGTTAAACATCACTTGCCTAACGGCAGACATATCAACAACTTAGTTATGACTTAGTTAGTCAAACTCTAAATCAAATATACCCGACATCCAATCCTCATTAGAATCTTCTTCATGCCAAGGTGCACGCTTACGACCTTGCCGTATCGCTTCTTGATCACTCTTATACCTAACGGCGTCTAGCACCTCATGCATATTATAATTAGCCGCACCATTGAAATACCGGAAACAGTCGATTAAATGATCATGCTTCTTAGGTATCTTACCTTTATCGTCTAGGGCATACTTTTCTATTTCGTTACACAAGTTCACACATCTGTCACTTATCTTAATTAAACCGTGAATCATCTGATCCTTAATCAAGCTAAGTCCTTGTTCTTTATCGTTATGGTTCTTCATAGTGGGTTGGAAGTATACATGATACTGATCCATCACTTCATTGATAAACCATGCCGCAGCTTCATCAGCCACCTTAGTCCAATCATCATCAACACTACTTCCTGGATATAAACTCAGGCACTTAGCTTCCATTGCCGGATATATTCTTCTGGTAGAGGTCTGTCTCTGATAAGTCACGTATAGCTCATCCATTACATAGACTTGCTTACTGTACGGGTTCATTGCACATAATAATCCACCAAAGCAGGTTGTCGTACCTGGATCGGTAATTAGATACCACTCCATACGCCTCAGATCTCTCTGTAACGTGTCCAACAGGTCTTTATGTGAGAACACATGCAACCTACGGTCAAACATCGGGAAAATGGATCTCTTACCGCCTCTGATGACCTTACTAAAGTACTCTAGCTCAA